GCATATATTTTTGTACTCATTTCGTTCCTCCCATGTTTCAATAAGTTTATTTAAACGATCACTAATATCTTTAATACGATCCTCTAAATTCATTGATGCTTCATGTACATATTTAGCATCAGTCATAATAACACCTGACTCCTCCTGACATTTACCAAGATCAGTCAATATATTTTCAATGACATTTTTATCTAATAGATTACTCATCACTCTCACCTATTTGTAAATCTCTAACTTGATCTTCATTATCAGAAGCTATGAGATCATCATAGTCTGGATCTGGATAGTCATCTCTGATTGCATCATCTATAATTTCATAAATCTCATCTTTTAATCGGAATGGATATCCTCCTTGTAACATAGAGATATAACAATTCTCTTTGAGTTCTTCCCATGTATCAAATCCTACTTGTCTGTTCTCATCATAGACTTTGTAAAGATAATCTAGTCCTTCATCATCTAGATAATCTCCTTCGTATTCTGATACTGGAATATCTGATTCATATATTTTTTTTAATAACGACATTAAAATTTCCTTTCTTGAAAATATCGGATTCGGATTACTATCCTTTAACGCAAGGCTTACGCCTTGCTGTCCTCATCCACGACAGTCTTTATAAATTTATATGATAAGTATGCACTAGCTACGAATGATATAATCATCATACCTAATACGATACATGCTAATATTGATAGTATTGTAATCATTTCTTTTTCCTTTCTACTATGTATTTAGTTACTCTGTTCGCAGTGAATACAATATATATCCACACAGGAGCAGCTATCACAGATAGAACTAATGTTGGATTGATACCTAGTAAGATCATACTAAATACGAAACCACCACCGAGAGATAGATACACAATTACAAATGTACCTATGTAGTCTGCGTTAGTTTGAAAGTTAAATGTACTAATCGTTTTCCAAATATCCTTTGACATTGTCATGAGTGATATTCCTAGTACGCTTAATATTTTTCCTATGGTCATTGTTTGCCTCCTTCCACATGATGTATATTAAAAACAATAAAGCTAATTCCATTCGGACCTCCCAGCATTTCTTTATTATTAAAATAAAAAAAAAATGTTTGATAATGGGGAGAATATCCCCACTATCTAAAGTGTTTATATATATATTAGAATGTACGTTCTAAATTACATTCCTCTAATTCTTTACCAGTCAGTTTACTTATATCTGCATTGAGTATCTTTTCTGCATACTCATTGAGTTCTTCCTGATTAGGTTGTCTTAACTGAGATTGTGTAGCTTTACGTGCATTTTTATCTTTTAATGCTACTTCCCATGTGTCACCATAGATAGTTTCAAATTTAGTAGACCATACATCATATCGGTTTGACCAATAGTCTGCATAATCTTGCCATCCTCTGAATGTAGATACTTTATCATATTCTCTATTACTACCTATCTCAGTTACTGTATCTGATCTTTCATCCCTAAATTTTGACAATGCACGTTTTGCATTATCTGCTCTTGACGATGCATTATTCATGTTTGTTCTAGCTCCTAGACATTCATACATGATACTATCCTTTACCCACATTTGCATAAATTCTGATCCTTGTGGATATAGTAAATCAAATACTTTGTTCATATCTGTTGAACTAGCATCATATATAGTTTGTAAGTCGCTTGACTCTATTCTCCATTCTTTATAACTATCTGACATTTAATACCTCCTGTATATCACTATAGTCTAAATCTTTACCATACATTGTTCCTTCAAGTCTTTGTCTTTCTAGATCAATTTCCTCTTTTGGAACTCCTGCTTCTTCTAGATATCTAATTCTATCTATGATTTCACAAGCTACTTTATCTAAGTGTTCTATGTATTTATCCATTGTTTACCTCCTTTATTCTATTAATCACTATTTCCATATCCTTTATGGCTTTATCATATCCATCTATCCACATCCAATCAGGTCCATCTCCTCCTTTTTTTTCTAGTTCATCCTTTTCTAATTCCAGCTTTAATTTCATCTGATATATTAGATTTTCTAGTTTAGTCATCTTATACCTCCTTCGGTATGTGAGAGCTATCTCTCGTTGAATACCTTTTGTCGTCTATCACTGATTTTACGAATGTCATGCGATAAACTGTCTGCACCCTTGTGGTGCGACAGGCTTGTTGCATTGACATGGCAGTAAAATTAGATGATATTTCGTTGGTATATATGCTGATCTGACGACATAGTTGCTACAACGAATAGAGCCAACGAGAGATAGATCGTTTCTATCATCGTATTCCAGTGTAGGGGAGTCGAGAGGGGGAAAGCCTCTCGTCACAACATGTTACAATTATTGACTTGACATCATATATCGTAGCAAGGTATCTATCGTTATGGTTTCTTTAGTCAAAGGTAAGGATGGTCTGACGTATAAGCAAAGACTGCTGGTTGATACACTTGTATCAGAGAATTGTAGCATAGCAAAAGCAAGTCAAATAGCTGGATATGCAAAGGGAGAAAGTGGTAGAGTAACTGCTTCTAAGACATTACGTCTGCCAAAGGTAATTGAATACTTCAATAGTAAGGTAGCTGAGATTGGTAGGTTAGGTGCTATCCCAGCAGTACATACCATAGTACGCCTCGCCACAGAAGCCAAGAGTGACTACGTGAAGCTCGAAGCCTCGAAGGATATCTTAGATAGGAGTGGGTTCAAAGCTCCTGATAGAGTACAACATTCTCATGCTGGAACTTTGTCAGTAAAGATAGATCTAGACTGAGTGGATAGGGGGGTTGGAAAAACAGGGCGACAGCTGAGTAAAACCACCTCTACAAACAATATAGGCTCAAATAGTACGTTTTACAATTTGTTACAAATATTAAGCTGGAATATCAACGAAAGAGATAAGTACGAAAGATGTCACTGTGGAAAATGGGGTACGTTCCACATAAGAACAGATAACGGTAACTACTTCTTTCTGTGTGGGGAACATTGGAAACAGCGTTGAAAATATATTTTTTTTTAGTAAAGTACGCCTATGGCTGAGAAGTGGATAGAAAAGGCGATTAAGAAGCCTGGTGCTTTGAGAGCTACTGCCAAAAGAATGAAGCTGCTAAAGGAAGGCGAAACGCTATCAGCTTCTGATCTTGCTAAGATGAAGAAAAAGGCAGAGCAAACAGGGAACAAGAAGTTAATGGCAAGAGTAAACCTTGCTAAAACTTTAAAGAAAATGAAGTAATGGCAGATTCATTATTAAAACGTATTGGAGTGTCAGGTTATAATAAACCTAAAAGAACTCCTGAACATCCCAATAAATCTCATGTGGTAGTAGCTAAGTCTGGAGATAAAGTCAAAACAATTAGATTTGGAGAACAGGGAGCTAGTACAGCAGGTAAACCTAAACCAGGTGAGTCTGAAAGAATGAAGATGAAAAGAAAGTCTTTTAAAGCTAGACATGCAAAGAATATAGCTAAAGGGAATATGTCTGCTGCTTATTGGGCAGATAAAGTAAAATGGTAAGTAAAGTCAATGAGGCTGGTAATTATACCAAGCCTACAATGCGTAAAAGTTTATTTGAAAGAATTAAAGCTGGAGGTAAAGGAGGAAAGCCTGGACAGTGGTCTGCTAGAAAGGCTCAGATGTTAGCTAAAGAATATAAAGCTAAAGGTGGTGGCTATAGATGAAGCCATCTCAAAAAAGTTTGAAGGCATGGACTAAACAGAAATGGAGAACCAAATCTGGAAAACCCTCTGCTGAAACAGGTGAGCGTTATTTGCCTGAAGCTGCAATCAAGTCATTGACTGCTAGTGAATATGCAGCTACAACTAAAGCTAAGAGAAAAGGCAGCAAGAGTGGGAAACAATTTGTTAAACAACCCAAAGCGATTGCTGCTAAAGTAAAACCATTTAGGAGAATATCATAATGCCCAAAGTAGGAAAAAAAGAATATCCATATACAGCTAAAGGAATGGCAGCTGCAAAGAAAGATGCCAAGAAGTCTGGAAAGAAAATGACCATGAAGAAAGGGTATGGTAAGTAATGGATTGGTTAAAAACTCAATGGAATAAACTCAACAAGAATGCAAAGATATTTATTTGTTGTGCTGCTTT